CAATCTTTTCTATCATATTGTTTCTGCATCCTAATACAACCCTCACCGTCAATAAGCCCCGCAATATACGCTATTTCTACATCTTCCCTCTGGTTGTCCTTAATTTTTTGCATACACTGATAGTATATCACAACTATCCAATATATACAATAGGAGTTTCCAGTTATTTAGAAAGGATTTTAATACGGCAAGCCACTTACCGTATAAAGATGCCATTGGTCTTTTAGCAACCGGGTCTTGAACCGGAGCATTTACTGCCAACGCAAATCTATCAATGCCCTGTAATTGTCTCCAAAATACATTTGGATGGAAGAAGAAAGCGGCTTCAGAAGTATCAATGTCAGCAGCTTCAAGAGTGGCAATAGCAGCACGGATATCCGAATCAGCAACATTGGCCGTAGAAGAACCAACGGTCTGAGAGAATCCGCTAAATAATGCGGCAATAGCATCGTCTAATTTCTTAGCGATGGTATAACCAGCATTTTTTGCTAATGTTTCTTGAAGTCTGTATGATTTTTTCACCTGAGCGGCTTCCTTGTCTTCAATCGCAAATGAAACTTCATACCATTGGTCAACAACCAATGATACGCCAGTTTCGGTTGGAGAATTCAAAGTTACAGCGGCACCATTTGATTTAGCATTAGCGGACATCTCGGTAAGATTTGGGGTATGAAGAGTATCTCCACCACCGGCCAATTCTTCGCTTCTATCTGTAAAGAAATTACCAAGAACTAATTTTCTCTTATAGAAATCATTAATTCTATCTCCCCATACTTCCGGGATAAACTCCGCTAAATCGGTAGCTGTGTATGTATCTGTAGGAAAAGCCATATCTTTATTTTACGACTCTCCCGTTGTCAAAGAACTATTCAGCCTGAAATCCCTTTGGACGAGACTGCATCTTTTTCCAGAACTCTTTATGTTTTTCTGGGTCCTTGGCGGCTTCTCGGGCTTCTTCAGCTAAAGAACGAATTGTTTCGCCCTTAGCTTTTCCGCCCTCTAAAGCCTCAGCAAGTTTTTTCTCTTTAAGAGACGACTCTATTGCTTTCTGAACAATAGGTAGTTTATACGCCTCTTCTAGAGAAATTCCCTTACCTTTGGCAACAGCCTCCAAATAATCCAAATGCTCATTGTCAAAGTCTTTATGGGAAATCAGAAACTCAATCTTTTGACGCCAGAAAGAGTCGTCTTTATTTTCAACGACCTTTGGTTTTGCTTCCTTCATCTTTTGGAGGCGAACATAAAGTTGTTTATTTACACTCTCAAGTTTTTTGACTTTTTCCTCCAATGTTTCCACATTCGTGGAATCATCAGACGAAGCGGAAGCTTCTTCATCTGCGGAGCCTTCTATTAGAGACTCAAGCTCGTCGTCTTGGTTTTGAGAGTTTTCCTTCTCTAATTCTTCGTTCATATTTTTGTAGTTTTTATAGAGTTTCTACAACTCAATCGCTTTTTAGAGAGCGATAACTCCGACTTTCCCAAGTTTTTAGCGAGGTTGTCTTGGTAGCCCTCAATTATTCAAAAGAATCGTCTTCTTTTTGATTTGTCCTACCAAATAAATCTACTAAATTTAAAAACTCTAAAATAGAATTATAGGCAGAGATTCTACCTAAAACTACGCTATTTAAATCCTTGCTTAGCTCCTCTTTTGTTAAATTATCCAACCTGACTATTTGTTCCAAGCATTCCCGCAACATTTCCCGGACCAACTGCCAATCCTTGTTCTGGGAGAGACTGCGGCAAGCCTGTTTGTGTTGTTCCGATATTTGCAACATTTTGACTTGTATTTTGACGACCCTTTTCTAATTCAATAGGAGAAATTCCAATTTTTTCCGCATAAGCATAGATAAGAGATTTTAACATTGGATTATCTAACGCCTGTGGATTTTGAGCTAACATTAAAATTAAAGTATTAAGATTATTTGCTTCTAACGGGACATTCCTCGCTTCGGCATCGATAATTATATCTACATCATTTAAATTTAAAAAGAATCCAGCAGGGATTTTAACCCCCCTGACAAGACCCGCTGTTTTTAATTCATTTTTAATTTTTTGTTCTATTTCAGAAACATTTTCGGGATAAAAACCTGTTGCCTCAATATAATTTGAAACATATTCATTTGTTTTAATTTTAGTAATAATTTCATCAAATTTATTTACATCTTCAAAAGAGGAAGTAAATCTCATTAAAAATTCTCTTCTGGCCTGACTAATAATATCTGGTAAAATTGCTTTTTTGATAAAATTAACAATCTGAAATGCTAAATTCTCTCTTTGAATATCAAAAGTAGAAGTTGCCATCTGAGTTTGAATTGTAGCATTTGTAGCGGGTGTGGTTGCTGGCAATCCCTCTCCACGAACAACATCAAAAGTGAATGTACTTCTATCCGCCAGTCTATCCCAATATTGCTCCTCGTTTTGAAATTGAGCCAACGCTCTACTTTCAAAAGCAATCGGAGTGAATTGTCCAACAATCACATCTCCGGTTTCTACATCAGAGCTTATATTTCTCAACCCAACAGCATTAGGAGTTTGCAAAACTTGTTTTGATGCCAAATCTAATGCCCTTGCTTTTAATCCGGCGTTTATAAGCTCTCTTATCTGCGGGTGGAACAATTCTTCATAAGTCCCAACGCCAAGCCAGCGTCCTTTGATTTTATTGATATGAAAATCATATAAAGGATATTCGTCTAAATCTTCCTCAAAAAGCAATAATCCGTCTTTATAATTCTTAGTTTTTTCAGAATAAATTTTAACCCCCTTTTGATATTTTTTACCCTTCTTAAAAGTTCCAAAATAATAATAAACACAAATTTTGTCTTTTTTATCTGCATCCATTTCGGCAATCAACTCCTTTACATTATCCCAGTTCTTTTCATGTAATTCAGAAATATAAAACTCTCTTTCAATAACCACATATGGGGCATCTTGAATTTTATCTACACTATAATCAAAAAATACACTTTTTAAATCCAAAACCTCTGGAAGTTTTTTAGGAAGTTTCAAAACTAAAGCCGAGCCATAATTGGCAACATTTTCAACAATTTCATTTAAAAGAAACCCGAAACCATTATCTTTTGCCCATTTTAAAATTCTTTTTTCTAAAAGATATGCCTTAAGTTGCGAAAGTAAATCAAAAACTTTATCAGTTATAACCCGCAAATCCTTAATATCAAAATCAAGCATCTTGGCAACAACCCTCGCTCTAAATCTTGAAATATTCGGAAATGGTTTTGTTCTTTTGGTAAGTGGGTCAATATCACCCGAAAGATGTCTTGAATTCTGATAAAAATAAATCTTTCTTAAAGTATTCCATTGATTAAAATCTAAACCGTATCCGAGATTTATACTCTCTTCTTTATATTTATTGATTTTATCTTGTATTTCTTTATACATTATTTTTTAGATTTTTTCTTTTTTTGACCCTCTACTTTCCAATAAATAGAACCACAATAAGCTTCGGGATTAGATTTGTCCCGATTTTTTCTAACGCAATCTTTAAAATTTTTATATTTTCCAAGTGGCATATAAATAAAAAACCGCAAAGACCTGATGCTCTGCGGCATTCTTTGATTTTTATTATAGTCATTATTTTTTCAATGTCAAGAGCGAAATTAATTTTTCGATTAGAGAAACAAGTTCGGGGTCTTTTTCTATTCTTATTTTTTTCTTACATCTCGGGCATTGAATTTCACCAATAAAAAAATCAGCATAAAATAACAATTTATTACAATTCGAACATCTATATTGTCTCATTCAAAAGATGTTGGATTATTACGACGCTGGTAAATTCTATACATTTCTTGTGGGTCTATAACCGGGATAAAGTTTCTATGCCCAAATAAAGCATATCTGATAGCGTCCATAAGATGGTCCATTTCTTTTACTGGCTCTTCTTTAATTTTTTCTTCATCGTAGTGATAATAATTAAATTCTTCTAATGAATTTTTACAGTTTGAAAAAACATAAAAGCGGTTTGTTCTTGTTAGCTCCTGAACATAACTTATTCCAAGTTTTATATCTTTATTTACTTCGCTTGGATTTAATCCTTCTCTTTTCATCTCCTCTAATCTATCGGGTTCAGCCGGGTCTGGAAAGAAATAATTCACTCGGTATTTATCTTTAAATTCTTTTATTTTTGCAATTATTTCAGCGGTTGTTTTTCCTGTTTGATAAAATTCATCTACAAGGAAATAAGTATTGTCTTTTTTAATTATAATCGCTATTGCGGCCGGGTTTTTAAATCCCCAATCAATTCCCGCAATTACAGCTTCGGGGTTTGCTATTTTTTTATAATTTATTTCATTTTGTTCTAAAATATGATTTGGCAATAACTCATAAACGAGTCCGGACATTCTTACAAACTCCGCCTCATATCTCCTTGCAAATTCTTGCGAAGTAAGACGCTTTTTTTCTTTTTCTAAAAAGTCCTTAGGGAAATATGGATTATCTACGCTTCGCCATTTATGTATTGAAATATCCGAATCTTCTCCTCTAATTGCAGGTTGATATATTTCACTATAAAGATAATTCAAAGAATAAGGAGTTGTAGTTATAAGACATTGACCTTTTTCTATTGCAAGACGGGTTCTAACTATATTCCATACTAACCTATTCATCATTCCCGCTTCATCCAACCACGCCCAAGACAAAGTCATTCCTTCTAATCCTAATGGTTCGTCGGTAGACCTGATGAAAATTCTACCGCCTTCGGGAAGTTCTATAACTGATTGTTGTTGTTTATAATACTTTCTGAGTTGTGGAAACATCTGAAAAAACTTTTCAAGGGTTGATTGATTTAAAATCTTATATGTTGGAGCCGCTATGAGCCCATTCTTATTTGGAAAATCAAATGCTTTTTTTGCTGACCAAAGAGCGCCAAGGGTTGACTTGCCAGACTGAAACCCCGCAATACACACAACATAAGGCTTCTCGTCTAAAAAAGCCTCATATTGTTTCGGATGAAGTTTGATTGTTTTTTCCATCGTCTTTGACTATATTGAAAACGATTTTTTCATCACCAGATGTTATATCTATGTTTCCTTTGGGCTGTCCATAGACTCTATCAAAAATGTCTTTGTAAAACTGATATTTTCCAGCCAGCGCTTCTTTTATCCCTCTCTTTATAATCTCGATTTCTACCGCATCTGGGTCTTCTCCAAGTTCTAATTTTTTAGCAACTTCTTTTACAGCTTTTTCAAATAAAGTAGTAAAGTTTTTAACACCTTTTGGTCTTCCTGCGGGATTTCCAGATTGTCCCGGTTTAAATAAGTACTCTGGCGGAGCACCCCTTCTTTTTTTCTGTTTGGTTTCTGTATTTTCAGTTTTTTGTTCTTTATCGTCCATAATTTTAAAAATCTTTCCAAACCTTTTTTAAATAATTATTAAATAAATAATCACTAACATTACAATTAACAGCATTACCTAAAACAAAATATCTTTGACTATCACTTATTCCACTTGTCCAATTATCTGGAAAACCTTGCAATCTTTCACATTCTAAAGGAGTTAAATATCTAAACCATCTATCTTTTTCTTCCCACACCAATTTCTCACCACATCCAAATTGAGTGGTCAATGTTCCAACCTTATCATAACCACCAATTAATTCAAAATTAAATTTTCTCTTTCCCTCAATTTTTTCCACAATTCTTTCTTTTTTATCAATAAACTTAAAATTTCCATCAATTTCTCTTATATCTCTAAACCTTTTTGTATTATCAATAACCTCTGGCTTAACTATTTCAAAATCTTCTAAACTTCCTATAAAAAATAATCTTTCTCTATTTTGTGCCGACCCATAATTTAAAGCATTTAATAAAACACATCTAACATAATAACCAACGTAAGTTAATAATTTAAAAACATCCTTATAAATCTTTCCTTTATTATGACTTAATAACCCCTTAACATTTTCCAAAACAAACCATCTCGGTTTTTTCATTTTTAAAATATCATAAATATAAAAAATCATCTTACCCCTTCTATCATTAAATCCCATTCTTGCTCCAGCTAAACTAAATGATTGACACGGAAACCCACCTAATAAAATATCAAAATCTGGTAATTGATTTATATCTAACCTTGTTATATCTCCATAATTTTGAATATCACCAAAATTTTTCTTATAAACCTTAATAGCGCTATTCTTAATTTCAGAAAAACCAACACACTCATTTCCACCCTTCCATAAACCAAATTCCAACCCCCCAATTCCAGCAAATAAACTAAAATACTTCTTTTTCATATTTTTCAATTAAATTAAATAATTTTTCTTTACTTAGTTTTCCATCATTCTCACTAAAAAAATTCTTAATTTTTTCAACTTCATCTAAATTATCACAATAAAACGATAATCTTTCTTTTAATCTTGGCGCCTCTGGAAATTCAACAGTAATAACATTTAATCTTTCTTCATTTATATCCAAATCATCTATATCATTCAGTCCAAAATACATTTTTAATTCTTCATCATCAAAGCCCACTTTTTGTAATAAATTTTCATCAAAATTAGCAAGTAAATCCCAATCCCACTCACCAATAT